GACATCCCATTTTATCCATCATCCAATATTGGATTCTCAAAACCACACAACAGCTGGCCATCCTCTGTTCCTTCATAGTATTTGCAGTATGATTTGCATATGAACACATAATGCCAATATGCGCACTGTCCTTTGAAATGGCCTGGACAGAATTCAATTGTGTGATATGTCGTTATCGGCAGTCTTAATGTCACAATCTAACACCGAATACTAACAGCCATATTCCAATCGTTGCGATTGTCGCTATTACTTCAAGATACGAAATATTCATTTGAAATCACCACCTCTGTCATTAAGTTTTTAAAATATTCGCTTTCTTCTTTAGTGGCTTTTATCCACTGCTGTTGGTCATCATCCCAAATCATCATTCAATCAGCCACCTGGCCTTCTGCCAATCATCATCTGCATATATGTTTATTGCATTTCTTCTACAATCACAGTGAACCATCCAGATGTTTGTGTATGCAATCTTATCCGAGCCTTCCACGTAGGGCGATTTGAAAAATGGCGCGCGCATATCGCCTTTGAGAATCGGTTCGTTACAAATGGCACAATTTTCTTCTGGCAATAGAATCATTGATTGAATGGCGTTGCTGTGATCGCGCACGTATTTATCAAAATGATGGTTGCCATTGGTTGCAGAACGTTCCATTTCCCAGGCGATGCGCAGCACTTCTGTCAGCACCGTGTATGTGTCATGCTCGCCATTTGGTTCTTTGTCGCCAATCATCAGTCTTTCACCTTAAACATCTTCACGCCGCGTTCTGTGCGCACAGTTACCGCGCGCCACTTTCCCAAATCCTGCAGGTTCTTTGCTGCGGTCCTGTAGTCCAGATTTGCAGCAACGGCAACTTCCCATATCGTCATTTCTCCGCGCTTCGCACGCAACACAGCATCCACGCCATCCTGTGTCATTGATTCAATCACCAAACATAGTGACCAATCAATGCGCCAACAAATAGCATCACTGCCACAAAAATCACAAAGACAATAGCGCCATTGCGCGTTTTGTGATCAAGATGTGTTGGAATTTCTGCATCACCTTTAAATTCTTCAACTGGTTGCACCATCACCGGCGCGTTGTCAGATTCGTTATCCCATTTTCCCATTTCGCCACTTCCAGACATCAAACACTTTCAGAAAGGTTTCAAATTCTTTTGAAATCTGATGGTAATGCATATGTTTTTTCGCAATGAAACCAAACGCTGGCGTTATGTGAATGACGAAACAAAGATCAGGACGTGTGCCGGTTGTTTCTTCATATGCCATCGCATATGCAGCCATCTGCAGGCTGTGTGTGTCATAAATTGATTTGCCAGATTTGAAATCAATCAACGCTGTCACCGGATCGCGGCCTTCAACTTTGTTTTTCATCTTACAGACCAAATCAGCGGTCCCTGCGTATCCATATTTATCGCTGTATAATGTGATTTCTGTTTGTTCGTCAGAAATCTGGTTGTCAACAAACCACGCACCGGCATTCTTTATTAACTTCACCATATCAGAATCATTATCCAATACGGGTTTTATGTTTTCACCTTTAATCCAGCGTTCCAGGACGTTATGAATATACGTGCCGCGTGCGCCTGCAGCGTCCCTGGTTATATCTGGCTGTTTTTTTGCCTTTAAAAGTAAAAGGTCAATGTCAACATCCCTTCCGTTTGCTTCCAAATCATTATAATCATGTGCAACGCTGCGCGCCATTTCATTCATTGCCCATCTTTTGAGAAACGGTTTGTCTAATACTCCAAGAATCCACGTGACACGCGGATAATCTTCGCCTTCTTTTTTATAATGCGTTCCGTCAAAACCCATTTTTTAAATCCCCAAGTAATGCATCCATCACTGTGCCGTCAGTAAGTCGGCAATGTGCAACGATTCCATTTTCTGTTTCAAACAAATCCGCTTCGCCAATTGTTTCTTTGAAGTTCATTTTCAGTGGAACCGTTTTCAAATATGTCATCTTCCACCACCAAACCAATGAATTCTTTTTCTGCCAGCTGCCTGTTGCAGCATACCAATTGCGCCAGCAATGGCGTCCAACTGATCATCGTGTGCGCCATCTGGATATAATTCTGCTTCGTCTAAAAAGTCAGAAATCCACGCACCACTGATTAATTTTAAATTGCCTGCTTCTGCGTGGCTGCTTACAATCGCGATCCGACTTTCCTTTGGACCAGTGGGCCTAAAGTGGCGCAGGTTCCTGTCCTGCAGCACGTTTCTTCTATAATAATCCAGAACCTGGATGCCGGAAGCGCCAGGTTCCTGTTCCATCACAATGGCAACTTCTGGTCCATCGTTGTTCGCAGTCCTGCGTATCAGTTTTTCCACATCGTGTGCAGTTGACTGCGTTCTGACTACATCCTGCAGGTAGTAAACACCGTCTTTCATAGCCACCAACGCGCCTGCGGTATAGTCTGGATCGTGTCCGCCTTCTGATTTTGGCGTTGCTGCCAAGTCCCAAAATCTAACACGTGTGCAGCCCGCAGGAATCGCTGGCAACGTAGTGAACCATTGACGCATAAAGAATCCACCAGTTGCTATGGCGTCCCAATTTCCATCTAACAGTTGCGCCTTTGTGATAGGATCAAGATTTGAAAGTGACTTTTCATATTCTTCCCAATCCAAATATGGATTATCACGCGCCCACGCACGAATGACGGTGCGCCCTTTGGTTTCACCTTCAACCAGGAAGCGTTGCTTAACCCAATTATGCCCTCTGCCGCCAGGGTTGCTGGTTGACCAGATGCGCAACGGAATTGGATCGTCTGCAGTGGTCCTGTTTCTGCTGAACAGGTATAGATAATGCGGTTCAATAAACTGCGTCAGTTCATCGAAACCCACAAACTGCCACTGCGCACCCTGGTATTGGTCCAGGTCTTTTTGTGTTGCTAAGTAACCAAAGGTTATTGTCGCACCAGAAGGGAATGTCCATTGCTTTTCAACAGCATCCCAATGGGCCTTTTCGCCTTTAACTTCAACACCATCCAACCACTGATGGCTGACATCCATCAACGCGCCTGGAAGGGCCAGGTCTTTGTATGTCCGGCGCAGGATTAACGCGTTATATCCTGGCTCTGTCACATACTGCAGCGCCGCCAACATCAATGACCAGGATTTGCCTGGCCCTGCCGCGCCGCCAAATAGAGATTCGCGCGTGTTGCAGCGCAGGAACCTGGCCTGTTTGGTGTAAGGTTCCAACCACTTTTCGTTTGGAAGCTTAATGCTGGAAATCCAGGGATTCAGATAAACTGTTTCCAGCAGTCGAATGTCATCTTCCGAAGGCTGCAGTTCTGCAACCTGTTTCTTTAAGTCTGCGTTCATTCTTCACATCTGTGTGCCATTTCTTCAATTGCTTTTGAAATGCTGATTTCTTTTCCAGTTTCAATCTGTAATTGACCGGCAAATCGCATTATCGCAGCGTGCGCTTCTTTTGAAATGCGCAACGTTCTGTGATTGTCGAACCATTCCAAAATTTCCAATATCTGAAATCCAACATCTGCTGCAGAGTCATCGCCAAATTTGTGCGCAGTTTCGCAGACCTCTTTTATTTCTGCCAACACTTGTTTACAGCACGCAGTGCTAACCAAACTGACGCACCGCCATTGTTCTTAAACAACGCAAACAGAATGCACTTTGAGCGCCAATTATCATTTGAACATCACAGCGCAGACAGTGCTGTGGTGCTGGATCGCAGCGTGTTGTATCAGGCATCATACCTGGTCGGATTGTTTGTAACCGTTCTTTCCTGCGGTTTTTTTTAATTTTTGAAATGTCCATTTGTCCACCCGAATGTTACAGAAAAAATTTTGCATGCAAAAGGACCACCAGGCCAGTTGAAATTTTTTTCTCCCAGGAATTTTTAAGCATTCTTTGCACACCACCCACCAAGTTTGGCAGGTTGCCGCCGGTTGCCTGGCCCTCTTTTGGCAATGTTGGGGGCCACCCAGGACCACCCTATTGGCGCTGTCTGGCCCTCTAATTCCAGGGCCAATGCAGCCTGCGCTATTAAACAAAATATATCTTTTGTTTAATGATGCAGAACGCTGCGTGCTGCATTCCTTACATTTCGCATAACATATATTTTGCGCAATGACTAAGGCCAACACGCCCTGCGTTTCCACTGACTTGGTAACTTACCAATCAATCAGGCGTTTCATTAGAAACATCTATGACAATCTGTTTCCATTTATCAATTCGTTTGTTGATAGGTTCAGTTGCAATGCTGCCTGTGTGTTTGACTTCCTGCGTTGTGTGCGTGCCGTATTCTTCTTTCCACCTGTGTTCTGCCAACCATTCCATTGCTTTCCTGTCGCCATCCTTTGCCTTCTGTTTGATGCCCTGCAAAACTGTTCGCTGCAATTGTGCCTCGGCGTTCAGTATAGTCTCTCTAAACTTGTGATATTTTGCATTGTAGTCTGAATCACCAACATCAGGAATGCCTGCATTCATCCATCTATTGAACGTGGCGTAAGATATGCCAACTGCATTGCAGGCGCGTTCATAATACATCGCGTCTGATATACATTCACATAAGTTCTTTGTAACATACTTGGTCAACTTACTTGGGCGACCACCCTTACGTCCTTTAGTCATATGTGCGCAACCACCACCACTGCAATTCTACCACCCCACAATCCTTTGATCATAGTCAACCACCCATCCAATCACACATCAACTTGATTCATAGTTGTCAGACCACCCATTCATCCAGGATGGTCAATCAATCACACGCAACAGGTGGCTCATCAAACGTATCAAGTGATGCATCTGGCGTGTCAACATCACGTGGCCAATTGTGCGCCACATAGATTTCCTCAATCCTGGTTGTCACTGAAACCATCAGTGATGAATATGGATGGACCAGATTTACAACTGGTCCTATCACCATATGCCCAAGTCTGCCTTTGTATTCTTTGTGCAGGTATTCCCAATTGGGTTCAATGTCATCATCTGCGCGTTTATAAACACAACGATACAATTCGTCTGACTTTAAACGCGCTACCATTTAGATGTTCACCACACTGATCACTGATGCTGGTGTGACTGTTGACACAGGCGGCGGCGTTGGTCCAATCTCTGATTCTGCGATAATAGTCCAGAAGTCAGACGCAATTGCGTTGGTAATATACGCATTTGGCAATCGTGCAAACCCTTCAAATCCCCAATTTGTATTCCAACTATTCACAAGCCACAGATTGCTTGCATCATAACCACAGAACAGCATACAATGCCCACCTGCAACTGGATCATTGCCACTTGGATATGGAATAATGGGCAGTGCATTTGCACTTCCACCAGACACATTAAAGATGCTGTCATAAACAGTGGTTCCAAACGTCACACAAAAGCCAGATGCCAATGCAGTCTTTATATTAAGAAGGGTTTGCGCACTGCCTGCCGTTGAATCAAGTGCATAATAATTCGTTGCCTTATTCTTAACTGCGTCAGTCGCACAGGACGCAGGTGGCGCGGCATCAATGTTCGTGTCAAATGGCCACAGTGATTCGTGGCACATTCCATATTGGTCTGTTGCCTTAACGCCAGCACGCACATCTGCGCCATTATCGCCAGGAAACGTGCCTGATAATATTCGCGCGTTGCGATATTCGTATTTAATGCAACCCTCAAATTCCTTTCCTGTCAAACGCACTTGGCAGGATTCAAACAACTTGGTCACGCCTTCAGAAACACAACAACCAATGCCGTCCTGATCATTTACGCTTAAAATTTGGCTTCGTAAATCGACAGTTGTTGGCAATTTGACTGCCTTTTTTAGTGTCAAATCTTCAAACTTATAATCCCTGTGATCTGGCTGCTGCCTGAGCCAACCACCCTTAAAATGTTCTTTGTCCATATTCAATCATTCCCCAATATCAGACACTTCGATGCGCACACGCCCATCCGCAGCCATTCTATTGACTGCCTTCGCTGCTGCCTGGTCCATAAACTTCGTCATCCAAACTTGAAAATCAAGAAGTGCTGCATTGCTAACTTGTTTTGCACCTGCTGAAATCAGTGTGTTTCTTAATTGGTTTTTGCTTATCATCTTAAATCATCCCTTCCGGTTTGTCTGTATATGCCTTACAATCAGGCTGTTTTGTAGTCTTTCCAATAATACAATGATCATATGCGCGAATAATCATTTGTTCGCCAATAAAGACGTGAAATTTAAAAAAACCACAAAAGAAGCATTTTCCATATCGAAGTTTGAATTTAATCATATTCTCAAATTTCACCTTCATCAGCACACTTTTTCGTTCTGGTCCTGGTGTTTCCGCTGACAGAACACGAATCACAAAACTTTCTGTTCCTAGATCCTGCCAATCTGACGATTGAATTTCCAACCCGTTTTCTAAAGACAATTTGGAATTCTTTCCTACAGTCAGGGTTGGCGCACACACGTGTTTCGATTTCTTCATATCGTTTCATCTGGCATTCGTGCCTGTTTATCTAGCGTTTGATAAGAAGTCAGGGCAACCAGCACCCATTACATTAACAATAATGCGGTTGCCATCTTCATCGTTCAAATATCTGCACTGCCGTGTCATCGTTCCATCCTTTTGGATAAAGATGAAAGCAGTTTCCACCCTGGCGCAGAATTCACACACTATCGGTGTTCTTGTGTTTGTTGCAGTCACTGCACACACTTCCTGGCTGTTCAATCCATTTTGGCTTCTTACACTGCGCGCAGTTTTTCAGAATTTCCCATTTATAATTGGGAATTTCTGCTTCTGCGTCAACTGCTGTTCGCCTTATTCTATCAGCCTTATTATGCTCTGCGCCTGGAATCATCGTTTACCGCCAAGCATTTCACGCTAGTTTTGCTATATACGACTTCCAACCAGACCAGGCGGTTCCACCCCAAGTGTTGGTGTATTCAGAACCATTGGTTCCTAGAACATACACAACCAGATTATTCATTGCATATGCCACCGCTTCCAGGCTAGAACCTTTAGGTGTCAACCCACCCAGGTTTTTCCAATCTGCCGACCACACACCGGCTGCAGTCATCGCTTTTTCAAACACAGACGTGGTGGTTCCTATCACATACACACGAAGGCTGCCATCTGGAAGCGCGGCTGCCTTTGGCGCAGCAATGCACTTTCCACCCAAAGATGTGAATGCAGATGCCTTTCCGGTTGTGTCTATCGTTCTATACCAACATGCCTGATCCGATCCCGTTATAAATTCATATCTCATTTTGTTCACCAACGTTATTTCAGAAATACAACTTGCAGGCGTTATTGTTGACACAGGTGCTGGTCCTGTTCCACGTGGTGGATATTTTGCCTGAAGGTTGGAAACTATGGCTTCAAATCCTAGAGCCTTATATTGGCTCAACATATTATCATTAATGCCTGCCCAAATTGCCCAATGATCCAGGCCACAATTGGCAGCCATCCAATCTGCCATTCCCATATAGGTTAAGCCTGTTCCTGCTTGCGAATTGGCCAATATTGGATTTCCATATGTCCAACAACCTGCCAATATGCCATTCAACTTTCCAGCTTTGCAGCCTTCCTGGATATAGGTCCATTCTGATGTGTAATATGATTCCCAGGAATTCTTCACAGTGAATGGATGGCTAAAGAAGTTTTTCCATAAGCCACACTGATCGCAATTATAGTTCACATAGCCTTTGAACCAACCACCTGATTTAATATAATCCAAGTCGCCATCCCTGCCACCCTCACTGCTGATATATTCAACACCAGCAGATTTCAGCATTTGAAAATAGGTTGAAAAAGCAGAAATTGGCGTGCTGACATTTCCACCCGCCCATATCACCTGTTCGATGTCAACAATCACGTTCAATCCTGCAGCCTTCAGTTTGGCTATAGCAGATGCAGGATTTGATTCATCTGAAACCACCAATTGTGCAGTGTTAAAATGGTGCGCCACGAAATATGGAATAGTCACACCATCGAAGCACGCATTTGGCGTAATTGAAAAATGATAATCTATTTGCACGATCACCAATCTGGTTGCAGCATATATAAAGGCTGTCTTTTTGTTTTTCTTCCTACGCCACTACACACAGGCAATTTTTTTCTCTAGCTGGCAGGACACCGCATCAAATGGCGATTTCCTTCAATCACATAGTGGTTACATAATTAAATAATATATATATATATATAATAACTTTAGACGCTCTATGTGCCTGCACTCACACACACAATCTGGAAAACGCGAAGTTATTATGTAGGAAGGTCATTTTTTTGCCACCTTCCTACTAACCACACTTTCATAATCGCCAAGTGTAAACAGCGTCTTATTTATTGAATACACATTTTGCGTTCTGGTGCGCCTGGTCGTTTCATCATCAATGTCTGCAGTTGACACACTGACTTTGTTGATTTTAAAACCAGGAACTTTTTCAGCTAAACTACTTCCCAATTTCCAGACGCGCTGCTGCGGCAGTTGCAGCAAATCAATCAAGTCATCTGTCGTTAATTCATCGTTATGCAAAACAACGTTCAACATTCGCCTTTCCTGCTTTGTCACATGGTGCATCTGGTCTGCTGCATATTCCAAATATAGATTCATCGCATCATCTGTGTCTTTTTCTTCAGCAACCAAATCACCATCTTCATCAATCACGCGCTGCATAAATCGCAGGACTGCAAATGATTTGATTAAATCCAGGAACATTGACAGGTTCCTGGTGTTTTTCACATCGTTCCAATCTATGTTCAGCGTTGGAACCTTCACTTTAAACAGGCGTTCTGATCCATCATCATTTTCCCGCATTTGTCGTAAAAGTTCACGGCAAATCTTCACATCTTCATTAAGTGGAAAGTCTGAAATTCCGAGCATTGCTTTGCGCATTTCAAATTCGATCACTTTTTGCTGATGCTCTGTGGATTCATCAACGCTAAACGTCAGCTGCCGTTTCGCAACCTGAATGCCGCCACTTTGATCAACTGACGTAAGCAGCCACATAATTCGCGGCGGCAATATTTGTTTGACGCTGATATATCCACCCTTTGCTTTTTGTGAAACACGCCTGGGCGTCCCGTCCTGGTAGTCTGACGTGCTGCGTTTCAGCGTGCCTGCCAGTTCTGGCGAAAGTGTCACGTCATCGGAAAAAATAGTGATGCCTGGAATCAATTCATCGCGCATATTATACAGCGCCGCGTCTGTCAGCGTTTCGTGAATCACATATTTTTGACACTGCAACCAGCACATCACTTTTGCCAGCTGTGATTTGCCAAATCCGCTTTCGCCATAAACTGACGGCTGCAATCCCTTTGTGTTTGTGATTGCCTGGCATGCAAAGCCACACAAAATTCCAGCAGATGGCGCGCGGTCCCCAATATGGATTGTTTCACACGTGTTCAGAATAAAATTAACAGGATCACCAGTTTTATGAATTTCAAGCGCGCGTTGATAAATGGCATCATCACGTTCCTGGTTGTCTATTTCTTGTTTGGTGTTCACACAACCATTGTTTTTTGTCGCGACATTAAGCGGCGGCCTATTCAGCGCCTGTTCGATTGTTAGATGCCTATAATCAGCCCTGGCGCGCCATTTGTGACGTTCACCTAATTTTGATACATCAAATATGCGTTCAATCTGGTCTGCATCATGAGTAAAAAACGCAATCAAATTACACAGGGCCAAATCTGCTTTTGAATCATCGCCACCATATGGCGTTGTGTCGCCAAAGACAAACAGGTTTCTGAACTTCGCACCATTTGCTGCTTTTGTGCAGTGTTCAATTATTTCATCATCACTAAATTCAATATCAGGATCAGCAGTAAACAGCGGCGGCGTTTCTACATTGTGCTGTGTAATGGTTTTTCGCGGCAGAGCATCAACCAAATCCTGGCGTTCGTTGATTTCTTTGTGCATTTTAAAAAGTTTCCATTTTATCAGAAATCGCCATTCCGGTCACGCTCATAAATCGTGAATGATCATAAATTTCCATAACGTCATCAGCTCTGTGTTTAATATCAACAGGAAGCGTTGCACAAATCCAGATATGCAAACCAGTTCCAGATGGCGAAATTTCAGTGTATGAATTCCATTTTTCAATTTCTTCAAACGCTCTTATATTTAACACACCATCAACAATACAATGGTCCAGGTCAATGACTGTGAATGGATCGTCTTTACTTAGAACAAAAAAGATGCCATCATAATGTATGCTATCATCATTTTCCTGAAACGCCTGGCGCGCAAACTGAAAACTGCGCCACGTTGATTTATCGGTGCTGCTGGCTCGCTGTCCAGAACCGTTGGCGCAATATGGAACCTTTGTTTTATTTTCATATTTCCACAATGCCCATTGCGCGTAAGAAGTCAACACTTTTGGTATTTGATCAAATTTTATCATGAGAAAAAATAAATAAAAAGGGCCAGTGGCCCAATTATTCAACAGTTACGGGACATCCAAGTGTGTGGCGATCGTTAAATATGTTTTGTGACAAATGAACAATCACGCCGCCTGCTTCATATTTGTCTGGTGGCGTTTCAGGATCATCCTTTCTGCATAAGAATTCCAGAATGTCCAGGTCCGTCACTCTGACTTTCATATATACACCATATGATCCAGTTTGTCTGAATTCAAGAATGTCGCCAAGATCGCAGGACGTTTTTGGACACGTCATTGTTGCTTTCATTTTATTTTTTAAAAAAAAGATGGCCCTATTGGGCCTTTGTTGTTTCGGGTTTGCGTTCAATGCGCATCATGGTGCGTGATGGAAGGTCCAGCGTTGCTTCAACGTTAATTATTTTGCCACACGATGGGCAAATTAATATTTCCGTTGCTGTTATGTGTTCCATTCAAATCACACCAAAATGCGCAGCAAAACTTCCGCTGCTGTGTAGTGTGCATAGATTGCATACGCAATTGGAATCAAGAAACTGAAACCAAATGTCAGAACCGACAACAATAGTGCAACCACTATTGATACTATCCAACCCGCGCCGCTTCCCCAAGATTTCTTTTTCAGCAGAACTGTCTGGCTGCCTTCTTCTTTTATAGTGAAACCCTGCGTCATGAAGTCATCAACCAACTTGTCCATTTCTGCTTTTCCACAAACTTCCCGTATTCTTGGACTTACCATTTTTGTTCACCACCTATTTGCTGCGAATATATTCTTCTACAACGTCCAAATATCCGCGCAATTCCACAGTATCATCTGTGGAAATTGCCGCGCGGTTGGTCCAACCTGCAACATATTTCAAGCTGGCCAGTGCTTCCATTTTGCCTTTGCGTTGTGTCACTTCTGCGTCCATTTACTTCACCATCGTTGATTGTTTGGTGTTAGGCTTCCGTATTTTGTCTATATTGTTATACATCCCATTCGTGGTTGTTGAAATCAGAAGTTCAACCTTTATGCCGCGCAGCTCTTTAAGGCGCATTGGGAATGGCTCATTCACATCCCTGCCGGTCATTTGGGCAACAACATTTTTCAAACCACTTCGTGGTCCCCAGGAACGATTGACGCGCGACGCAATCTGCACATCTTCATCCGTTTCTGCATCCTTTGCAGCAATGCGAAACCATAGCATTAATTTATCAATGCCTTCTGGATGCCATTGATCAGGGACTTTTTTCAGCAGTTCATAGTTTTCAAATGTAGCCAAATACCAATCGTCATCTAGCAATACTCTTGGCCCATCCTGAAATTCAATATCTTCTGGTTCGTCAAAATTTTTCACCATTTTTGTTTACTCCTTTTATTTATTTTTCTAATTCCGCTTGCACCATAGTCAGTGCTTCCGTTACAACTTCCCTGTCCATAGCTCGAACAGACCGATACAGATAGCCTTCAAGAAATCGAAGGCTGTTTATTGCGTCCTGATTGTCTGTCATTTATTCACACACTCGATTCAGTAGGATGGCTGCGCAGTGCTTCATATTTTGCCATTGTCTTATTTAATCGTGTGATTTCCTGCAGCTGCTGGTCTGTTGCATTGTGTAGGCTCTTTATCATTTCAGCAGCTTCTGCGTTAAGTTCCAGGTAGCGTTTGCGTTCAGAACTGCAGACAGACAGTTTGGCCATCAGTTCAGAATTCTTTTTTGATAACTCTTTCACCAGGTGGCAGTCCGCGCACTTCTGGTTCTGCGCAACAGTCAGCGCGCTGACTTCTTCTTGTAATTCAAAGTTGTCTGTTTCAAGTTCTACAATTTTGGCCCGTTGTTCACTTTCGTCTGTGAGATTTTCCATTTTGGCTTCATTCATCTGTGGCAACCCGTCTGTCGCTTTACGTTTTCCAGGATTGCTTCTGTGGTCATAAAATGAAGCGCCAGGTCACGAAGCCTGTCAACTCTTACGGTTTCAATTCCAACTGGCAGTTCGTGGCTGCCATCGCAGCGTTCACAATCGTCATCGTCTGCATTCACAGGGCGCAGATTTATTTCATCTTTATGCATTTCTCTATACTCCAATAGATACAACAATTCGATGCGCGAAATTGGTTTACCAATGGTCCACTGGATCATTGCGCGGTCCACCAGATGGTGTTGCTGCTTTGGCTTATTTTAGAAACAATTGTTTCTTTTGGTGCTTCAATATTCACCTGTTCGCTGTCGAACCAATCTGCTTCAATTATTTTTCCGTCTTTGTTCATTCCATTGGGCTGTATGCCATATCGTGTGCAACCGTTCATCCATTCTGTCACTGCAATAATTGTGCCGCTAAATCCGGTCACTGTGTCTGTTGCTTGTTTTCCAATTATGTCCAAAAATCTAAGTTTTGTTGTCATTTTTTACTCCTATTGTAATACTATCCATTGTTTCATATGCGCGCGGAATGCTGCGTTGAATTTTGGGTTCAATGAAACAACTACAATGTCATCCTTTTTCGCGTCCATTTGCAGATATTGCTGCAAATGTTCATCAATCCAGCGGCGCGCTTCCATTTCAACGGTGTCCCAATTAATCATTCCATCACCTTTTCACATTCGCCAGGTGCGCGCCGTTCTGTAGTTTTTCCTGTCATATATGCGCACAATAAATCTTTACCAAATCCGTTTTGGTGTTTAATTGCTTTTTCATAATATCTGTGCCAGCGGTCATATGTGGTTTCATACATGGGGTGCTTGTTGTGATAGCGCATATCATAGTGTGGGCAACCAAACAGCATCGCATTTTTTAATTTTTGGCGCACCACGCGCCGGTCATTCCATGTTCCCATGCAAATTTCATAATGGTGTTGCCATCCAAAATCCCAAACATGCCGCGTCATTTTTTCACCTTCAAATCATCCTGGTGCTTTGATTCATCATAGATGCGCCGCCTTTTGCGAACACAGGAAGTGCAAAGGGCAACCTGCCATCTGGTCAATTCCACGCCACAGTCAGCGCATCTGCGTTCGCCATTCACCAGGGTTTTTTCCACACGTGTCATATGATCCAAACCAACCATATCAACTGCCAGCTGATGTGAAGTCCCAAAAGGTAACTGATTAGTGGCCACGGAACAATCTGCGGGTATATCACTTAATCAACCCCTTGTGTTTCATAACATGGTGTGTGGGACAGAGTGCTTCTAAGTCCTCCGGGAACCCATCAGTTACAATCCTCCTATAAAAATTGAAGGTTGCACCACGCCTGCGGTCTTTGTTTCCGCCACCATTCTTGTGATGAATCTCCATGACATCTATTGGTGGAGTCACGTCACAATAGGGGCAATACCCATAATGTTCTGCTATTATGATTCGCCCCTCGGTAGTTTGTTTCTTATATAGTGCTGCGTTTTGCGCATTGTGTCTCCCGGGATGTTGACGCCGCCATTCTCTTTGTCTATCCCGCATCTTCTCTAGATTTATGTCTCTATACTCCTTCTGTTTCGCTAATAGTGATTCTCTGTTCTTTTGGTAATACGCCCGCATTGATTCTTTTCGGGCCTCTGTAAGGGACATTAACGCACCCCGAACAAGAGCATGGTTATTATGTCTGGATACATTTTTACCGCCGCTGGTGCGACAAATTCAATGTGTTCAGATAGTATTCCCTGTGAAACGCGTTGACTTCCTTTGCGCATTTGGTTATCGCGCAGATAAGGCAAAACGTGTTTACGTCTGCCTGATCTGGATATGGACATATTGCGCTATCGTCAAAGTGGCAATTTGTGAAATCGCTGTCTTGTCCTTCTTTCAGTTTATCGTTGCTGATTTTGGTTATTCTATAGTCCTTCGTTTCTTCTACAACTTCTTTTGTCATGGCAACCGTTCCTGCAAATGAATGCGCAGATTATTCAGCCTGCCAACTTGAATTCGTATCTGCAGGCGAATGTCTGTTAGTTCATGGTTTTCAAAATGTGTGAATTCACAACCGTGTTCTGCGTGTTCGCGTGCCAGTGCTTCTTCAGATGCCTGGATGTGCTGCGGGATCACTGCCAATTCTTCAACCAGTTCCATGTTTGTTTGCTTCATATGCGATTCCCGTTCCATTATGACAAAGCTTTCGTTTTCCGTCTGCAGACATTTCATCAATCGTGCGCAGTTCTGCGGGGCCAACGTCTTTTCCACAGTTAAAGCAAACATATGAATTTGCCGGATTCTGTGATTTGAAACCACAGTGTGGGCAAAACAGCGCATATTTGCTGCATTCCTTTGATGCTTCTTTCAGCACCTTCCTGTCTGTTTTTTTGTAGTTTGGCATTTTTTCAAACACTTGAGAATTTCCCATTTTTCCGCGCAGCTGAACGTGCTTCACTCCGGTTGGTTCGCGCTGCACAAATATGTCATCTGACGGGACCACGCGCAATTCTGTGTCTAAGTTGAAAGTTCCATCAAGCACTTCCATTCCAACGACTTGTTTTCCAAATTTGATGAAAATGAAAGCTTCCATTATTTCATTTGGTTTTGCCGTCATGCAACCCACAACCCAACCAGTAACACTGCGACCCAGGAAACCGCCATTGCGACCAGCTCAAATTTCATTGCTAATAATCTATCTGTAGTCTGTGCGTTTGATACGGAAAGCCATGTTGTCACTGATGCTGCTGCGAAAACGCCAAGCAGTAATTCAAATCCGTCCATTTGTTTCACCACCCCAACCACATTATGATGCCGATTGCCGCAGCTGCGCAAAACAATGCAGTCACAACAATGACAATTGACGCCCATGTGTTTGGCGTCATAAGCTGTGTTTTCTGTGGATAAAATGTGCAGCGAGAATCACACATTGATGTTGATTCAAAATCGCAGCGCATGCACGCCAGTGGGTGCATTATCCCAGGACCGTCTTAAAGATCAAAATATTCGCAGCCAGTAACAACAAACCCAACTGCACCAAACCAAGCAGGACCAGAATCTGGCCCAACTGCGTTGCAGAAAAAAATTGCTTCACGCTCTTTGTTTTCATTTTGCTTTTGTTCACTTCCTAAGTTGCACAGGGTGGCAGTAAGGATATGAATCAACCCATCAAACAAACCACCCTGCGGAAAAAAAGAACGCGCTTAACGTATTTAAAAGCTGTTATTTGTTCTTATTCTTCAATTTGTATCAATGGCTCGCCAACTTCACTTTGGACTTTTTTTGCCATAATAATATACAGCGCACTTCTGCGAATGTGAATATCATTCATA